TGTAGAAGTATATAATTTTTCTTGTTTTTCTATCTCTTCTTTAATATCATCTTTTAATCTATCGTAAACTGATTCCATAATTGTAAGGTTTTTCAAAGTTAGTATCTTGATTGCATTTTAAAGAGTTTACTATAACATTAGCAATCTTTGTTTTGTAGTCGAATGTAACCTTAACTTCAGTAGGTAAGGCTACGTCTTTTGTTCTTAAATATTTCTGTATCATTAGTTATCAGAGTTAAAACATTTGTTTGAACAATATTGCTCATCTTCTGATATTGGTTGGTCGCATACACAACATTCGCTTGTATAATCTTCCTCTGCAAAAGGGTTATCTAATTTCCATTCATCGTAATTCATAATATATAAGTTTTAAATTCTTTGCTAAATTAAACTATATTTATGTAACTACCAAATTAATTCGCACAATTATCTAAAATTTGTACAAAGTGTCTTATTTGTGAAAGCTCCCACTCTCCTAAATCAACCCCATTTATTTTTATATTATAATGGTCTGTCTTTGTTTTATTGCATTCAATAGATTCCTGTGCTACTTTTAAATTCAATCTACCTTGTTCTTTTAATTCTTCGTATTTACTTTGTGTTCCTTCCATTTTCTTTTAAATATATATTAATTACTTCTTTAGTTTTCTTTAGATCACTTTCAAACTCTCCTTTGTGTCTGCACCTAACAATGCGTTTAATAATATCAAACTCATAAGAATTTAGTTTCCAATCTTCTGCAAATTTATACAAGCTGTCTGTACCTTTATAATACTCTGGCATTATAATTTCATTTTTACATTAATTGCAGTTTCTCCATTTATTATAACACCAACACCTATCGCTTCTTTCTTACCTCCTTGCATATATCCCATTGCATAAGATTTGCTATCTATACCACAACCGACTTGCATTCCAAACAATGCAGAGTATTTACCAAAAAACCATTCTGTGTACATTTGTGTATGAAAATGTCCGGATACCGTAGACACCATATCTCTCTTTGCTGCTGTTTTAGCTGCTGATGATTTATCACCGTGTACATATCTAACACCATCTATATATACTTCTGTTACAAAGTTCCAATTAGGTGTTTCTAAGACTTCTTTATATTCTTTAATCCACTTACTTGGTATATTACTTGTTTGTGCCTTACGTACGATAATACGATCATGGTTACCTAAAGTAACATCAGCTTCTGGAAACGCTTTGTACCAACGCGCTAATTTTTCAACAGTTTGCTCTAATTCAAACTTACCACCCATTCCATCGGAATCTGATTCGTGATAACTTGAATAATGATTATCTATAACATCACCTATAAACACCACCCTATTACAATTATATTCCTTGTAGGTGTCTTTACAGAATTTTAAATAACCATCTAAGCAAAAAGGCTCATGTAAATCTCCAATACATAAAACCCTAGATTCTACTCTAGTTATTTTTTCGTACGCTTTTAATATCTTTCCTTTTAATCTTGGTCTAAAATCTTTATTACTCATAAGTTTTATTTTTTACAAATATACATTTTTTTATTTAATGTTTAATTAGGTGGTTTAATTTATTTGTTATATATTTGTTTTTTATAACGTTTTGAATAAGCACAGTACAAATTAAAATAACAAAATTATGAATTATAAAATAAATTACATTAAAAAAACAAAGTTTGAAGATAGCACACAATTTGTATTGTGTTTATTTGGTGTTACCTGTTGGGCTTCGGCTCACTCAAAACAAACAAGCTGGATTAGATTATTCGGAATAGGTTTAATGTGGAAGCATCAGGATAAAGGATTAATTTTTAGCCAAAGATACGGATATACTAAATATCTAAAATTAGGTAAATGGATTGTAGAGTATTTGCCTTGCAGGTAACGTCTAGTGTAAAATGGTGCGTGAGGTACGAATGCAATATATACGGTGTTATGTGTAGTAATAATAACTTAAATAAATAAAAATGGAACTAACAAAGGAATTATACGGATTTATAGAAAACGAATGCGAAAAGTTTGAGAAAGAAACTTGGGGTGGTAACGATGTAGATGTTAATGATGTGCTTTACTCGTATTTACACAGCACAAAAGAAACTTTTTGCATTTTAAACGATTGGGATGAGGGAGAAGGTAATGACCCTTTTTGGAATAAAGAACTTAATGAGCATTCTGCTATCGTTTTCTTGAAGCAAATATGTAATAAGATTGATAATTATTACACATAACGTATTGTGTATGATTTGTTGCGCATAAATATCGATAAACTTTCAATAATACAAGAACAAAATAAATATTAACAAGCCTTTGAATAGGCGGTAAGTAGCAATAAAATATACACGTTGTTACCCACTTTTAAAATTACGGACAAGATGAGCAAAATGACAAAAATTGATGCAGCAATAAAGGACACTAAATTATATTTAAAAAAAGCGGAAGAAGATATAATGTTATTAATGAGAGAGAAGAAAGTTTTACAAGACAGGCTTAGTACTCTTGAAACAATAAAAGATAGCGACCAATACGAGTAATTTTTATTGTTGGTAACGTACCGCAGATAAGATTAGTTGCGTGAATAATTAATAAATTAAATAAAAATACAATGAGTTTATATTACGATTTAGGTAAGGACTATACAAAATTAGAAATTGAGTTAAAGAATGAAATTACACTTCTTAAAAACTTATTAGAAGAACAGGTTTTAGTAAATAAAGCACAAGCCGAGCAATTAATTTTATCTGGTGTTGTGAGTAGTGCGTTTGCTAAAGAAATGTATTCTAAAATAAACGAAAGCACCAAGAACCACAAAGGAAGAAATGCCCCTCAAATATTTAAAGATAATGTTTTATAAATGGTGGAAGAAACAGTAGCCTTAATAAACGGTAAGTATAAGTAGCATTACTTACAACAATATTATAAAAGGCGTTTTAATGCCTTTTATGATAAGTTATAAAGCGTTTTAATGCTTTATTTAAACCTTAGTAGTAAAGCACAAATAACCGTTATAACAACGCTGTAAATTAAAAGCCATAAAGGAGTTTTGTATCTTATTATTTCTTCAGAAGATTCTTTTATTTTATTTTCATACTTAATTCTATACTTATTCTCGAAGATGCTTTCATAAGCTTTTAAATCAATTTTAGCCTGTATAGAGCCATCAACCGATGTAAGCTCTATTTTGCCCTGTGGTACACTAATAGATTGCTTAAACGGTCTTAAATTACCTAAACTATCACAGGGCTTTTCAACTGTTAAAGTATCTGTAAACCTTTTTGTAATAATTCTATCTTTAGTTACTATTAATGTATCTACTTTTTTTATGTATTCCTTTTTAATAGTTGTCTTTTTTGTAGCACAACTTAGAAATAATAAAGTAAATAAAATAAATAAAATGTTTTTGTTCATTGTATTAAATTAAAGTGTATATTTGTATTCAAGTAATTAAATAATATTTTGTAAGTTTTTCTATTAAGCACTCTATTTTATATAGGGTGTTTTTTAGTTTACACAATATATAAATCTATTTCTTTTAAGTCTTTTAAAATATTGTGAAATTTAACCATTGTCTCAGTAGAATTTAAAACATCTCTCCATCCATCTCCATCAATGTCTGCAAAACTATCACCAAGAGCTATACATCCATTTAATTGATGAAAGTAGTTAGCTGAATGGAATTTACATTCACTTCTGTTTGGCACATCTTTTAACTCCCATAAGTGTTTCTTAAATCTATTAGAGTATTCTAGTTTGCATTTAACTTTACCTAAAGGAACTGAACTAATATTTTTCTTGTTATCGATGTACGGAAGTTCTAAAGTTCTACATTGAAACAAAGTTCTATCTGTTATTTCATCTATTATATACAACTCACCTAATCTTTGTCTATTTAAGTTTTCTCTAATATAAATTTGTAAATACATCTACTTCATAAGTGATTTAGCAAGAAATATAATAACGCCACCTATAAAACCAGCAGCTACACTTATTAAACCAGCTTTACCAACCCTAACTGCATCTACTTTGTCTTTCTTATCTAATCTAACTTTGTTATCATTTGCTAATTGTACAATACCTTTTGTATTTGTTTTACTATTATTTTCTAAATATCCTAAAACTTTATTATTAATATGGTCTTGATCATTCATAAAGGTAGAAACACTTGAAGCAAAATCCAAATGTGTTTTTGCCATGTTTTCTTGACCTTCTTTTATAGAAAGCAATATATCTTTTTGAGTTACTTTCTTAACTGGCATTAGATTTCTTTTTAGTCATTAAATCCTCTGCTGTATTTCCTATAATACCAAAACCAAATAAACCACTCGTATAAATTGCAAAACCTGTATCGCTTGTAATTGCCCAAGTAAATAAAGCAACTAATGTACCAATTACTGCTAACCAAAATTTACTGCTATTTAATAATC